GGGTCAAATTGTGTTTACACAAAGCATAGGTGGAGATATTGTTCTTCAAAATATAACTGGAACACCTATAACTACAGCTGGATTTACTACTGCAGTAACAGGGGTACGTGTAGCTAAAAATCCAGCAAAACTAGTGTTATCGAACTGGATTCCTCTAGTATATACTGCTAGCCCTGTTGCACCTGACCAAGATCCCGATGACGGACGTTACTGGTACTACTCTGCTACAAATCAAGTTGACATCATGATCAACAGCGGTTCAGCCTGGGTTGGTTACCAAAATCTTTCCAACGATGTGCGCGGTTACAATTTAACACAAACAAACCCAACGGGTCCTATTGTTAGTCCAACTGAACCCTTGTTGCAAACAGATGATACACCATTGGTTTATGGAGACTTGTGGATTAACACTAGCAATCTTGAAATTTACCCTGTTATTAATCGTTGGGAAATTGTAGAAGGTGTGGATCAGTGGGTCGTAGTAGACAATACCGACCAAACAACTTCTGATGGTATCTTGTTTTCAGATGCACGTTGGGCACCAAATGGCACCACAGACCCAATCACTGCTGCGATCCCAACAATTTTGAGCTTGCTGACCAGTAATTATTTGGATATTGATGCTCCTGACGCTACACTGTATGCAGCCGGGACACTGCTGTTTAATACACGCCGCAGCGGATTCAATGTCAAAGAATTCCGTACAAATTACTTCAACGCTTTGAGCTTTGATGTTAATCCGTACGACAACGCAACTGCTTATGCGATAGGCAACAAGGTATTGTACAACGGTTCTATATACGTGGCAATAGCAGCCGGAACAGGCAATCTTCCAACTAATGTGAGTTTTTGGTCACTGTTGGAAACCAATGCATGGGTAACCGCCAGCGGTAATCGCGCAGACGGATCACCCAACATGGGTCGTTTGGCAGTGCGAGCAATTGTGGTAGCTGCACTTAAATCTGCTATCGACGGCCAGGAAACCTTGCGCGAAGAGCAAAATGTGTTTAACTTGATTGCTTGTCCACAGTATCCTGAACTGATCCCCAACATGATTGCACTCAACAACGAGCGTAGTAACACAGGATTCATTGTTGGTGATACTCCCCTGCGTCTTGGACCCGATGGTAATTCATTAGTTGAGTGGGCTACTAACAATGGCGGTCTTGGTGTAGCAGCAGGTGACAGCGTGCCACTAGGCGATCCATATGTTGGTGTGTTCTATCCCAGCTGCCAGACAACTGACTTGTCTGGCAGCATAGTAGTGCAGCCTCCAAGCCACATGATGTTGCGTACAATTGTTCGCAGCGATGAAATTGCGTATCCATGGTTAGCTCCAGCAGGTACACGTCGCGGTCTAATTGACAATGCAGCACAGATTGGTTATGTCAATGCACAAACAGGCGAATTTGTATCTATTGCTACAGGACAGGGTGTACGTGATGTGTTGTACGAAAATCGTATCAACCCAATTACATTCATTCCTGGATCTGGTATTGTCAACTACGGTAACAAGACTGTGGCTAGCAGCCCGAGTGCGTTGGATCGTATCAACGTGGCACGTTTGGTAGCATTTATTCGCTCACGGTTGAATGAAATTGGTAAGACATTTGTGTTTGAGCCAAACGATCAGATTACACGTAACGAAATTACTAATGCTATTACCGGATTGATGACAGATCTAGTAGCCAAGCGAGGTATATACGATTACTTGGTAGTTTGTGATTTGAGCAACAATACTCCAGCACGTATTGATCGTAATGAACTGTATGTCGATATTGCAATTGAACCTGTCAAGGCAGTTGAATTTATCTACATTCCAGTACGACTCAAGAACACCGGTGAAATTGCTGCAGGTAACGTATCAAGTTCTGCTGCAGTTTAATGCAGATAACAGTGTAAAAATGGGGCTTACGAGCCCCATTTTTTTGATCAACTAGATCATAAATAATTGCATATAGGAGAAATACATTATGTCCGTGTCATCACTTTCTAGAATGACGGTGCCGTTGGCAAGCGATCAGTCCAGCCCAACCCAAGGCCTGCTCATGCCCAAGCTCAAGTATCGCTTTCGAGTGACACTTGAAAACTTTGGTGTAAGCACACCCAGAACAGAATTAACTAAACAAGTCATGGACTTCGCGAGACCTTCAGTTTCGTTTGAAGATATCACAATTGACTTGTACAACAGCAAGCTAAAACTTGCAGGCAAACACTCGTGGGAAGATACTACTCTTAACCTGCGTGACGATGCCAGCGGACAAGTTCAACGCTTGGTTGGCGAACAATTGCAAAAGCAATTGGACTTTTTTGAACAAGCATCGGCACGTTCCGCCGGCGATTACAAGTTCCTTACACGTTGCGAAATTCTCGACGGCGGCAACGGTAACTTGGTCCCAACAGTGTTGGAAACTTGGGAATTGTACGGATGCTTCTTGCAAGCAGCCAATTACAATGATTTGAACTATGCCACCAGCGAGCCAGTTACTATTGCACTGACCATTAGATTTGACAATGCACTACAGACTCCGCTTGGTACTGGAGTGGGTACATTTGTTGGTCGAGGTGACAGCGGCGTGGTTTCAACAACCGGACCTGGTTTCCCTGGTTAAACATAAAGATACATGTCATCGTTTGGACAACAGTATATCTCCAATACTTACGGCACGGAAACTCTTAGGGACTATGCACATGCCCCTAAGTTTTTCCGTGCCAATAGTCTTGAATACGTACCGCGTGTCAAGTTTTTATTTCATGTTTACTTTAATCTCAACACAGATCCACAAACTGGTATTCCGGCCTTGCGTAATGTGTTTAGCGAAGATCAAACCACAATTGGTCTGTTAGTAAAAACAATTCAGTTGCCGCAGTTTAACATTGCAACAGAAGTATTGAATCAATACAATCGCAAACGAGTGGTACAGAAAAAAATCGAGTACAATCCTGTACAGGTAGAAATGCACGACGATGGCGGCGATCTGATACGTACACTTTGGTATAATTATTTTTCGTACTATTACAAAGACCCAAACCAACCTTACAATAACGTTTCATCTACCAACGGAGCTGCTGGCGTTGATTCTTCGCAGGCTGCCGGTTTCAGTTACAACAATCGCGATATCTACGTTAACAATCGAACAGTAAACGACTGGGGCTACATTGGCGAAAGTTTCAACGACGGAACCAACGCCGAAAACGGCAAACCAGCCTTTTTCAGAGACATCACAATTTATGGATTCGATCAACACAAATGGGTATCATATGTGCTGGTCAATCCTTTGATCAGCACGTGGAATCACGATACTTACGATTACAGTCAAGATAACGGTGTCATGCAAAACAGCATGACCATTCAGTACGAAACAGTAAAATACTATTCAGGTGCAATCGGCGCAGAACGTCCAGATGTTAATGTAGTTGGCTTTGCTGATCCCGCCACATATGATCAGATCCTCAGTCCTCTGTCCACACGAGCGCAGACATCAACAGTCAACGGACAAGGCGGCAACTTCCCTGTCGGTGAAGGATCAATCACTGATTCTCAAGCAACAGCAACAGAATCAGTACTGGGTAATGTCAAGCGTGCCGACATTGACTACAACTTGAGAATGGCTCCGCCCGTTCCCACCAACACTAATCCACTGGCCGCTGCAGGTCGCGTTAATAATTTACGCAATGGTCTTGCTGGGCAAAATAGACCACAGCCAAATCAAACAGGCACTACTGCACCATTGATACCGACACCGCCATTACGCAGACAATTTAGTCCCACAACTGGTGTACTAGGTGGCGGTTCGGGATCTGATCTACCAATATCAGCATAAGGATATTTTTATATGAGTACTGTGAACGCTATAAATCCCAATGTTGATTTATCTGCCAGAGTATTTGACACATTTGATGAGCCGCAGATACAACTGGATGCCAACGAGTACGACGCAGTCAGTAGTTTTTTTGAATCAATATTCACCGACCAAACTGCAGCTAGAAATTTAACACTGACATTTTTTACTATTGCAGAACAAACCAATACATCTGTGTTGACCTTGTTAGAGCAAGTTGCAGACCAGAATGCCATACAGCTCACAGCCACCATGGCCTATTATCTCAACGGTCTTCGCAGTCCCAGTACACTGCTGGGTGTCAACAGTCCAGTGACGCCAAACTTTTATACCGCACGAAATGTAGCAGCATGAGTAAATTTGCTCAAGGGTCCTACCTGCCAGTCAATAAACAAAAATACGCAGGAACACGAAATCCCAGATACAGATCAAGTTGGGAATTGGCGTTCATGACATTTTGCGACAACAACGATCACATACTGCAATGGGCAAGCGAATCAATATCCATACCTTATCGACATCCTCTCACAGGAAAAATGACCATGTATGTGCCGGATTTTCTAATCACCTACATGAACAAAAGCGGCCAACAGATTGCAGAATTGATAGAAATCAAGCCACGTAAACAAAGCGTGATCGAAGGAAAAATGACCGAAAAGGACCGCATGATTGTTGCTGTGAACTACGCCAAATGGGATTCTGCTCAAAGATGGGCACGCCGTAATGGATTGACATTCAGAGTTATCAACGAAGACAACATCTTTCATAACGGTAGAAGATAGTCGGTAAATACGGTATGACCCGTAAACTCGAATCCCTGTTTGATCTCCCGACATCCATGTCGGATGAGCTCACTGACCCAGTTACCCAACCACAAAACAATCTAGAAAGTTTGCCTGACACCTTGGCTGCACTTGACAAAATTGAATCAGCCTTGCCGGCGGTGAGAGGACTGGAATCATCTGATGCTGAAATGGACGAGCTGGCCAACATGGCAGTCAAAGAATTCAACAATTTACTTGATCTGGGAATGAATGTGGATAGTCGATATGCCAGTGAAATTTTTGGTGTTGCTAGCCAAATGTTAGGCCATGCAATCACAGCCAAAACTGCCAAGGTAAACAAAAAATTACGCATGATTGATTTACAGTTAAAAAAGGCCAAGCTAGATCAAGACACCAACAAAGAAGCAGCACTGCCGGTTGGGCAAGGTACAGTGCTGGATCGCAACGAATTGTTGGCCAGTTTGTTAAAGCGCAATGAAACAGATACACCAAAAAAGTAATTGTGCTAAATATATCCATAGGACTATGACATGAAAACATTTGCACAATACCTGACAGAAAGTGAAAAAACCTTTGATTATCGTATCAAAATCTGCGGAGATGTTGGGGCTGACCTCTTAAAGATGTTTAAGGAAAAACTTAAAAAGTTTGAACCGGTAAAGATTTCAGAACCAAAAACTACGCCAGTGCAGGCCCGGCCTGTAGATTTCCCAGGACAGGTCAATCAACGAGTAACCATGATTGATGGCAATTTTAGATATCCAGCCACTCCGCCGCAGATACAACAAATGGCCGAGCTTTGCGGAATTTCTGCTGACAGCATTTGTATCAATGAATTGCACTGGGCTGAAGGGATGGATCAAGAGCTGTTGGGAATCGAAGATGAAAATTCTCCTTCATTGCTGGAAAAAGATTATCCAGCTAATTCAGCAGAGCAAAAGAAACTCAAGCAAGAATACGCTGACAGCAATCAGCAAATAGTAAAAAATTCAGCCGAAAAAGCCACTTGGACTGTGGCTGGTGGAAAGACTCCGCCTGCTGTCACAACAAATGATTTGCCACAGGGCGTTAAGAGTCCCATGTCAACAATAAAACGTCCACCACGTCCAGCCACTGGATTTAAATCTCAAGGAAACAAGTAATGGATATCTATCAAATAATGGCTCGTCTCGATGCTATCAGTTCAAAGAAAACACTCACAGAAAGTCAGGGTATGGCACAGCCAGTTGATGAAGGTCAAATGAAACGTAGTCTTGAGACTCGTGCTGAACAAATGAGCAAAGCAGCCTTTGTTGCCAACGCTGGTGAATACGGCATGAGCGACGAAGAAGCTGCAGAGTTTTGGACTGCAGTCAATGGCGAGGAAGAAGTTGACGAAGCACACGAAAAGCTACCTGTAGATCAGCTGGGCCTGGACAAATTCTCTCAAGCAGCATTGTCGGGCGGTCAGCGCAAGCGTGATGCTTTAGCCAACCCCAATCAGACTCGCATGTTGGCCAAGAAGTCAGCACAACAGCAACCTGTCAGAGAAGCCGGTGAAGCATTTGCCAAAGGCGATCGCGTGATGTACAACAACACATTTGCTACCGTTGTTGGTCAAGATGGAGATGCGTATATTGTCAAAGTTGACAAACAACCCAACACAATGAAGGTGCCGGCCACTGCAATTAAGAAGCCCAGCTACAACGAAGGTGCTGCCGAAGGCGATGATTCAGTATTGCCGTTATTGAAAAAGTTTATCTCTAAGAAATCTGATCCGGCTGACAGGCAGGATCTAATCAAAGTTTATAGAGCATTCCAACAAGGAATAACACAGGGATTTGAAACTCTCAGTAATCAATGGGGAACTAACCTTGATGCTGAATTTTATCACTTTGCAAAGCAGCAAGGTGTTGATCTGAATAGTATTGCAAGAAAACATGGAGTACTAAAAGATAGTGTTGCTGAATCCAAGAAAAGCAAACCAGACTTTCTGGACATGGACAAAGATGGCGACAAGAAAGAGCCAATGAAGAAAGCTGTCAAAGACAAGAACGATGCCAAAGGCTCTTTCCAGAAACAAATGGGTGGCAGCGCCAATGACCTCACAAAAGGACTCAGTGTCAAGTCTAAATCAGATAAAGACTTAGATGAAAGTGCATTGCAGGCCTACTTAGGCAAGAAAAAATACGGTCCTGAGGGCATGAAAGCTCTGCAGCAGGCCGGACGCGATGGTGCCGGTAAAGAAAAAATGGCCAAAATTCGTGCCAGACATGACAAGATGGACGAAGCTGAAATGGATGAAGGCAACAAATTTGCTCACAATGTGTTGAAGGCCAAGGCAGCCGGAATCAAGAAGGCCGACTTAGACGGCGACGGTGATATGGAAACTGTGCGTGAAATGTTTCCAGGCACACCCGAATACGAATTGCGGTTTGGCAAAGACGATGCTTCCAGTGCATTTGACAAGAAAAAAATCTCCACTGGTACAGTGTACTCACGCCGCTACCAAGACGAACCTGAAACAGACGATGATACATCACGTGCAGCAGGACGACCCAAGGGTTCAAAACGTCGCCTTGGAGCCAAAGGTCCCGGAGTCGACAGCAAGTTGTTGAAAGGCAAAGGCGGACTCAAGGAAGGCGATATCGACATAGTTGATCGTGGTGAATACGATCGCGAAGGTGACATGGCTCTAAGTCAAGTACATCAAATTGCTGATGCTGCCCGCGAACTGCATGCTATTCTGGCATCCGACGACAATTTACCTGAATGGGTACAAAGCAAGATCACCAAGGCCTTGGACTATATTGACACAGCCAGAGATTACCTGGATGCTGAAAAAGAAATGGATCGCGAAGAATTACCTGAAATTGCTCCTATTGTTGGCGCTCTTGCCGGTCGTGCATTGGCTGGAGCAGCTGGTGCAGGATCAACAGGACAAGCAATTGGGAGCCTAGCTGGAAGAGCAGTTGCAGGTGCAATGAACAGCAACGACGAAGTTGAGGAAGCTGGTTATTCCGCTAAAGCAGCTCGTGCTGGTAAAGATATTGGTAAGCCAGGCAAGAACTTTAGTAAGATTGCCAAAGGTGCTGCTGAACGTTACGGCAGCAAGGCTGCTGGTGAACGTGTTGCCGGCGCAGTGTTAAACAAACTGCGTGCCAAGGAAGGCGTTGAAGAAGGACCCGACACCGGAATTGGATCTAAACTACCAAAAAGCGACATCGAAACTTTTGGATTACAAAAAGGACGACCATACAAAATCAATCCTCCTCAAGATTTCAAACCAGGCGATAGAAAACGTGCTGTTCAACAACTTATTCCCACTCAAGACAAGAAAGATCACATTCGCAGTCGATTGGGTAAACATGTAGCTCCTGTATTGCCCGAACAAGATGTTGAAGAAGAATCTACTAACAAAAAAGATGTACCGTTTGACGGACCATATCGTAAAAAAGACGATGACAAAGATCAGTTTGGCAACAAGATTAAACATGTTGCTCAACATGCTGCACGTAAAGGTCTAGCAGACATAACCACAGCAGCACTCAAAGCTGAACTCAAGCGTAGAAGTCAAGTAGAAGAAGAGTCTACTGATACCAAAGACCAGCATGCTGAAAAAGCTGGCAAGAAAGTTGCCAAAGATATCGAACACGACGAAGGCCACAAAGGTCGCGATGATGCTAAAGCTGA